ATAAACAATAGAAGTTATCAATTAAAAAATATTATCGATTGGCAGCAGTTGAGTGGCTAATGTCCGACCTTACTATCACAAAAAAGAATGAGGTCTTTTTAAAGATCGTCACAGAACCTCATGTTGCCCATGAGTTATCTGATCAATTCACCTTTGAAATTCCTGGTGCTAAGTATATGCCACAGTACAGGAATAGACATTGGGATGGTAAGATTCGTTTATTTAATTTACAAACAGGAGAAATATATGTTGGACTGTTAGACAAAGTAGTTTCTTTTTGTAAGCATCACAGGTATGATTATAAGTTTGAAGATAGCAAATATTTTGGTACTCCTTTTGAAGTTAATGAAATGATATCAAAGGAAGGTGTTAAGGATTATATGAATGCTATATCTAAGACTCCTCCAAGAGACTATCAAATAGAGGGAGTATACGATGCTCTAAGACACAATAGAAGACTAGTGATAAGCCCCACTGCCTCTGGCAAATCTTTGATGATTTACTCAATAGTTCGTTACTTCGCAGAGCAACAGAAAAATACATTGATAGTTGTTCCAACGACATCTCTGGTAGAGCAGATGTATAAGGACTTTGCTTCTTATGGATGGGATGCTGATTCATATTGTCAAAAAATATATGCAGGTAGAGAAAAGGAAGCTAGTAAACCTGTTGTTATTACTACTTGGCAATCTATCTATAAACTACCAAAAACATATTTTGAAAACTTTGAAGTAGTTGTGGGTGATGAAGCACATCAATTTAAGTCAGCATCGTTAGTTAAAATTATGACTAAACTTCATACTACAAAATATAGATATGGATTTACTGGTACTTTAGATGGTACACAGACTCATAAGTTAGTGTTAGAAGGATTGTTTGGTCCATCATATAAGACGATTAAGACTCATGAGTTAATGGAAAAAGGATATCTTGCTAAATTAAATGCTAAGATTATTCTATTAAAACATCCTCCTTTAGGATTTGATACTTATGAAGAAGAGATTCAATATCTAATTAGTCATGAACAAAGAAATAAATTTATAAAAAATCTAGCATTAGACTTGAAAGGTAATACTTTAATACTTTATAGTAGGGTAGAAACCCACGGTGAAATCTTATACAATTCTATAAATAGTAGTGATGATCGTAAAGTATTTTTCATCCACGGTGGCGTAGATGTTGAGAATCGTGAACTTTGTCGTTCTATAACTGAAAAGGAAAACAATGCAATCATCGTTGCATCTTATGGTACTTTCTCTACTGGCATTAACATTAAGCGGTTGCACAACATCATCTTTGCGTCGCCTAGTAAGTCCCGTATTAGAAACCTCCAGTCAATTGGTAGAGTTCTCCGAAAAGGTAAGGGAAAAGTAAAGGCAGTATTATATGATATTGCTGATGATTGTTCCACTGAAGTAAAACGCAACTATACTCTCAATCATTTGATCGAAAGAATTAAAATTTATAATGAAGAGAATTTTAATTATGATCTTGTTAAAGTAAAATTGAAGGAGAAAACATGAACGAAGATTATACTTATTTTGTATTTAAACTAATTTCTGGTGAAGAAGTAGTTGCTAAAACTCGCATAGATGAAACTGGTGTTGAACCAGCTTTCTTTTTGATGCAACCATTAAAAGTTGAACTAACACATAAAGGTACAAATACTTTGGTTAGATTAGTGCCTTGGGTAACTATACCTGATGAAGAAGTTTTTAGAGTTGGGTTTGATAAAATTATTACTATGACTGAATTAGCAGAAGACCATGAAATGATAGCCGCCTATGAGCATTATAATTTACAACGAATGGAAAGAGAATCTCACAAAGTAAAAATTAGTGAGAAAATGGGATATAAAGGAGATGTAGAAAAAACTAGAATTTCTCTAGAAAAAATATATACGATGCAAAATGACACTGCTGCAGGTATAACAACTACAGTATAGCTTTAAATATTAGTATCCTTTGAACCCTCACAAGGGTAATTGTACATGGAATTGCTACCCGTGTCAAGCTGTGTTATAATACCTACAGATTTGAGATCAAAATGCCGAGAAAAAGATCCGACCATTATGTAAACAACAAAGAACTTCTTGAGGCAATGGTCGTCTACAGAAAGAAGGCTGCTGAAGCAAAAGAAAATGGTTCTTCACCTCCACCTATTAGTAATTATTTGGGTGAGTGTTTCCTTAAAATTGCAACGCACTTATCATACAAACCAAATTTTGTTAATTATATGTTCAGAGAAGATATGATAGGAGATGGTATTGAAAATTGCGTACAATACATTCATAACTTCGATCCTGCCAAGTCAAACAATCCTTTTGCATATTTCACACAGATAATCTATTACGCTTTCCTGAGACGCATACAGAAGGAGAAGAAGCAGTTGGAGATAAAGACTAAGATTATAGAAAGGACTGGATTTGAACAAGTCATGGTTGTAGAAGAAGGTGCAGGAGGTAGTTCATCAGATTACAATACTATTAAAGATAACATACAGTATCGTTCATCAAATAGGTAACATGGCAATTTATGATGATGTGAAGATCACTATCAACCTTAATGAGTTGGTAGAGATTAGAGCAAAACTTATCTCTCAATATGATGATTATTCAGAGAAAGTATGTAAAGGTGAATACTTAGATGGTGGTGACATTGATAAGATTGCCACTAAGTTAAGAGAAACTTTAACATGGGATACACTTTATCAGATGATAGATGACTCTATCTTAGATTACTTGGGCATGAAAGAAACTCATTATGGTGAGATTCAACCTGAACCTGGTCGTGAAGCATATCTTAATCAGATTGAAAAGAATAAGAAGCAATTTGAAATGGTTGATCTAGTATCACCAGCATGGACTATCCAAGTACCTAGGAGGATTAAATGAGACTAACACAAAAAGTAATTGATGAAATTCAATTAGCAATGACACACACCAAAATGAATGGTGAGACTAACTGGAAAGATGGGGATGAAATTGATGTTTGTCTTGGTGGTACATTTGCAGGTGATAAGTTTATAAGTATAATTAATAGAACACGGAGTAACACTACAAAACAATGAAAGAAAAACTTTTAGAGCTTCTTAAAGAAGATTGTTATAAAAAAGGTGATTACACTCTTTCATCAGGTCAGAAGTCAGAGCATTATGTCAATTGTAAACCTGTCACATTAACTGGACATGGGTTAACGGTCACTGCTATGATGATACTTGAACATGTAGAAACTCCTGTAGTAGCAGGTCTAACTCTTGGTGCTGATCCTTTAGTGTCAGGTGTAGCAGTTTGTTCTGCTTTAGATGGTAGACTTGTAGATGCTCTTATAGTTCGTAAAGAACCTAAAGGTCATGGTACAGAAGCATGGATAGAGGGACCACAGTATCCAAAAGGAACTAAGGTAACTGTATTAGAAGATGTAACTACAACAGGTGCATCTGCTATTAAAGCAGCAGAGAAACTCCGTGATGCTGGTTATGTCGTTGAGCGTGTTGTAACCATCGTAGACAGGCAGGAAGGTGCTATAGAAGCGATGGCAGCAGCAGAGCTTGAACTCCGTAGATTATTCACCATTGACGACCTAGTATGAAGGTAGCAGTTATCACAGACCAGCATTTTGGTATGCGTAAAGGTAGTCGATTATTCCACGATTATTTTCAGAAATTCTATGAAGACATCTTTTTCCCCACATTGGAAAGGGAGGGCATCAAAACCCTCATCGATATGGGAGACACTTTTGATAATAGGAGGGCGATTGATCTTTGGTCTCTGGAATGGTCTAAAAAGAATTATTTTGACCGTCTTCGTGATATGGGAGTTACTGTATACACTGTTGTGGGTAATCATACTGCCTATTACAAAAACAATAACTCAATTAATACAATTGATTTATTATTACGAGAGTATTCTAATATGGTTCTCATTAGAGACCATGCAGAATATACCATTGGGGATACGAAATGTCTTTTCTTGGGATGGATGAATTCTGAGAATGAGAAGAAGATAAAAAGAAAAATTAAATCATGCAAATCTAAAGTTGCATTTGCACATTTAGAACTTAATGGGTTTGAAGTTTATAAAGGATTCTCTCAGGATGGACATGGGTGTCATGGTAACCCAGATATATTTGATAAGTTTGATCGAGTTTATTCTGGTCATTATCATACAAGATCTGATAATGGTAAAGTCTTTTATCTAGGAAATCCATACGAAATGTATTGGAATGATTGTGAAGATACAAGAGGATTCCATATTTGGGACAGTGATACTTATGAAACAACTCCTGTAAATAATCCATATAGAATTTTTTATAAACTTTATTATGATGATACACCATATCAAATTTTTGATGCTACTCCTTATGAGAATAAAATTGTAAAAGTTATTGTTCAGAATAGATCAAAACCAAAAGACTTTGAAAAGTTTGTTGATAAACTTCATGCTGTTGGTGTGGAAGAGTTGAAAGTTATTGAAAGTTTAGATTGGAATAATGGTTATATACATTCAAAAGATTTTGAAGCAGAAGAGGATGAGAATACTATTGCTTTATTAAATAGATTCATTGATGAAGCAGAGATGCCTCTTAATAAAACTAGAGTTAAAGAACTCATGGGTGATCTTTATAGGAAAGCTTGTGAGGTTGAATAATGTGGCTGCTAACCGAAGAGGGTAGGAGAGAAGGTGCTTATGCTGTTAAAGATACTGATGGAGAAAAAGTTTTGTTTCTCTTTCAGAAAGAAGATGATGCTTTGAGGTATAGGATGCACCTCAGTATAGATGATGAAGTTGATATGGAGGTTGTAGAAGTGGATGAAGAGGTTGCAATAAAAGCGTGTGAGGTGTATAATTATAAGTATACTATCATTACCTCCAACGATTTCGTGATACCGCCAAAGCAAGATGATACTATTCAAAAAGATTAGATGGAAAAATTTTCTGTCTACAGGTGATCGGTGGACTGAAATACTTTTGAATGAAAAGGGTACAACACTAATTGTTGGTACTAATGGTGCAGGGAAATCTACTGTGTTAGATACTCTGTGCTTTGTTTTGTTTAATAAACCATATCGTAAGATCACAAAATCACAGTTAGTTAATACTACTAATGAGAAAGGTACTGTTGTAGAGATTGAATTTTCTATTGGACCTAAAGAGTATATGGTTCGTCGTGGTATCAAACCAAATCTGTTTGATATTGAAATTGATGGGCAGATGAGGAATAAAGAATCTGATGATAGGATTAATCAAAAGATTCTTGAAGAGCAGATTCTGAAATTAAATTATAAGTCTTTTACTCAAATTGTTATTTTAGGTAGTAGTAACTTTATACCGTTCATGCAATTGAGTGGTCCTAATCGTAGAGAAGTTATTGAAGATCTTCTTGATATTAAAATCTTTTCTGCTATGAATAATATTCTTAAAGAACAATTGCGTCATGAAAAGGATAAGGTAAGAACTTTAGAATTGAAGAAAAGTAATATCAATGATAAGGTTGAAATGCAAAAATCATTTATTGAGGAATTAGAAACTAGAGGAAAAAAAGATATAGTAGAGAAGGAAAAAAAAGTTAATACAATTGCTTTAGAAATTGACGAATTGTTAAAGAAAAATGAATCCTTAAATAAAGGTTTAGACAGCGTTCAAACACAATTACAAACTGTATCAGATGCTCCAGATCGCTTGGTAAAACTGGGTTCTTTGAAACAGAAGATATCCAATAAAGTATCAAGGATTACAAAAGAGCATAAGTTTTTCACAGATAATAGAGTGTGTCCTACATGCAGCCAAGATATAGAAGAATCGTTTAGGTTAAATAGAATTGATGACGCTCAATTTAGAGCAAAGGAACTCAGAGATGGCTATCAAAAGCTTGAGGAGTCGATAAACGAAGAAAACATTAGAGAGCGTCACTTCACCACACTAACTAAGGAGATCTCAAATTTAACTTATGGCATTTCTCAGAACAGCGTTCAAGTTTCTGGATTACAACGACAGACGGGGGATTTACAACAGGAGATTCAAACTCTTGCCGACAAGTTACAAAACAGAAATACTGAACATGAGGAGTTAGAAAAGTTTAAAGGAGACCTTCACGAAGTATTTGAAGAACTAGCTGATAAAAGAGAACA